CGCCTTTTTTACTTTCTTAATCTTACCGTTTTTCTTTTCCCAAACCTCTTTTAAATAGTTTTCGTCAACGTGTGAGAATAACTCTTTAAAATTAACCCAATCCATACTTAAATGAACTGGGTTAAAATCTATTTTATATCTCATCAGATAGTAACTTGTACACTACCCTCATATCCTGAAGCTGGTAACACTTTAATAGTTACTTTGTCTGCGACAGTTTGTGAAGTATAAGTTAATGTATATTCACCATCAACAGTAGTAGATTCGGCAACAGTTAAGGTTACAACCGCACTATCTGTGTCGTTATAAGCTGAGAAATCCGCAGTAACTAATCCAACAATTGGTAAAGCAGTTAAACCGCTTCCGTAATCAGAGGATATAGTCAATACAGTAGATGTGGCACCACTTGAAACCTCAGTTAAGTTGGCATCAACTAAACCTAATAAAGCGTTTGGATTAACTCCTAAATCTGTACTAGATAACACCCAGTAACGAGAGATTTTCAATAAAATATCGAAATCAAATTGAATTTGAATTTTTGATACATTATCATCAGTTGCGTCCATAAAGATAGCATCCCATCCACCAATTTCAACTGGGTAAAGTAAATTACCATCTTTAAAACCTCTTAAATTACCATCGATATCGTATAAATATACACCGTATTTTTCACATGAAACACCTTGTAATTTAGAAGCAAACATTGAACCAGCTTCGTAAATAATAGCTTTAAATGATTTAATTCCGTCAGCTAATTTAAATTTACTACCATCTTTTGCCGTTTCAAATCTACTTTCAGCAGTTGGTAATTCAACATCTTTTAAATCATTAACTGGGTAAAATCTTTTAGACGGGTCTAAATGCTTAACTTTAGCATCCATATCAATCGTAGTAGATAAGTCGATTGAGTTTCTTGTTCCATCATTTGCCAAAATAGGCACGATTAAAAATCCAGTTGTTTTTTTGAACCCTTTAATACAAGTAACTAAACCTGTATTGTTCATTCCTGTACCACAAAGGCACGCATCATTAATTGCCATTTTTTATAATTTTAACATTTACAATTACCACTTTTATTTATTGGTAGTGTTATTCTTAACTCAACACCGCTTAAATTTTCATCTAAGATATTTTCAAAACTACCTTTCTCATCTTCATTGCCAAATCGTGTAATAGGTCTAGTCCTGCAACTTCCGTAATTTTCGAATAATACATTTTTTTCAATAACTCGCAAAAACTCATCCTTTAAAGCAATCATTGGACTTACTACCTTTTGCCTATAATCAACATTATCGAACTGCTCAGGGTTATTGTCGTCTAAAAAGAATACTCTAATATCTGAACGTCTTTCTATATTACTTGTTTGGTCGTATTCTTCTTCCCCTATGTTTTCAACTAGCCATATAATCGGTAGTTTAGCACGTGAATCATAACCTTTTTGCAGGTATTCATTGTTTGCTGATATATGAGTTCCAAACAACCAAATAGGACTTTTTACATTTAATATGTTACGTTTAACAATATCAGTTGCTCCATGTGGTTTAGTAAGTGAAATATAACCGTTGTTATCAATCTCAATTACTTTCCATTGCTTATTGCTTGAATCAGTCATGTATTGACCTACTCGAACCCATTTATTATTGCATACTTCTATTTGTTGAGTAGCACCTACAACTGAAATAACTCTTAATACCTTTACTTCCGTATTGATATTATCAAATATTTCTTCTTTTACTATGTCGTAAATATCCCTCATTAAAATAAGTATTCATATTTAATCGGTTGCCCATTGAATATGGTGTAATCCGCACTATTATCTAAGATATAACATTGAATTGCTTTGTAAGTATCTACGGCTTCGTTAAACCTAGTGGTAATACTTGCATTTTTACCCATTACCGTGCTATTCTCGTTCTTTGCTTTAGTACCACCTATACTTGTTTGATTTACGATTAAATCACTTGTAATATGGTAATAAATGAACCCTAATAACATTTCTTTGATACCGTTTGAAGAAAGTACAGTAGAATTGTAATCTATAATGAATGAATTAAATATGTTTTCATAAATAGGTGTTTGAGGTACGTTATTTACGTCTAAATCAGCAATGAATAAAGCGTACAATTCAGCACCTAACAAATGAGATAAATAATATTTTTCATATTTTTCAATATAACTATCAATTTTATCAATATTATACTGGTTAAGATTCAAAGCATACTTACCAACAAACTCACTATTTATTACTATTCCCATTATTTAATGTATCCTAATCGCTTAAACAACTTAGCTAAATCAAAATGTAAGTTAACTTTTAAATCAGCTTTCAAATGTTTAGATTTACCTGTACACTCAAACTCTAACTCACCATCGAATGGCTCTAAGTCAACTACTTTTTCTTTAACTACTTTTTCTTTAACTACTTTTTCCATAATTGGTACAATTAAGGGAGTATATTTCAACTCCCTATATTATTACTATGCAGTTTCTAACGCCGCTTTATCAGTTGAGAAAGTACCTTTTACGAATGCAGAACGGTCATTGTTTTTAACAACCATTGCACCTCTATACTCAGCTATGATAGTACGTAGGTTTTTAGTCCAGTCATTACCATCAATACCCATTTGTACAGATAAAGTACCTAAGTCGTACAATGTAGCCAAGTTGAAAGCACCTACTAAGTAAGTTCCAGCAGTTACCAAAGTAGTTTTGATAATTGGAATACCATCTAAAGATAATTGACCAGCAACCATTTGTAAACGGTCAACATAACGTCTATCAGTTGCAGAAACTTTAATTACTAATAATTTAGCAATATCAGTTGGATGGCAAAGAATTGCAGTAGGCTCAGGTTGGTCAGCGATAGCAATTTGGTTAATTGCAACTGTTAATACATCAGCCTCATTTGCATTGTCAATAGCTAAAGCGAAATCACCAGCAGAAAAAGCAGTAGCAGTAGTTCTAACACCGTTCATTGCTGGAGCAGTACCATTTCCTGAATAAGCAGTTAACTCAATATCTTTGTTTAACTCTCTTAACAATTCGTTGTTAATTTCAGACTCAATAAAATCGATATCATCTAACATCTCAGTAGATACTTTAATGAAAGCAGTACGTTTAACAACTGATTGAGAAGCAACAACTAAGTTGAAATCAATTTGGTTTTTAGTATCACCCTCAGCAGTACCACCAGCACTTCCCTCTTTACCTGATTGGTAAACCCAAGAGATGATGTTTGAAGTTGCACGACCTCTTGAAACTAAATCCATCAATCTTACTCTACGAGAAGCGATAGCATTCATTCCAGCGATACGTTGCTCAACTGGTACGTTACCACCTGAAACGTTAGCACTTTCTAACATAGTACCAACAGCTTTAACCTCCATTGCTACCCATTGTGCGTTTTTAGAATCTTTTAACGCTTTAATTGAATCAACATTAGATTTTAATGCTTCTTTAATAGAAGATTCTTTAACAGTTGAGTTACCCTCTTTTGAAGCCTTGATTTGTAAACCAATTTCTTTTAATGCTTCGTTAAGGTTTTTCATTTGCTCCATTTGAGAATCTCTCAAATCGTTAACCATTTTTTCAATAGCTTCTTTGTCGGCTTTTGTAGCTACTAAGTCTTCAATTTCTTTTGAAACATTAGCGTTGAATTCGTTGTATAAGCCAGCCATATCTTCAGCAGATTTAGTAGCGAATACCTCTGGGGTAATTCCTTTTGTTTGTAGGAATAATTCAAATTTGTTCATCTTACTTTTTTAATAGATTAATAAAAAATTG